ATGCACTAGTAGTTAATACTGGAGCACTAGAACTTTGTTTATTTTGATAAGTGTTAATGGTGTTGACTGTATTGCTAACAATACTAGCCGCCGCAGTTTCTATATCCAAGGCTTGCACAAAACTAGGATCTATAACAGTTGGGTCTGGATTAACACCAGTTAATGGGCTAGGTGTATTATCATAGTGTACAATATTAAATCCTTCGGGATCTCCTGCTGTCACTTGACCTACATCATATGCCACTGCTTCAAATGACAAAGTCATTGAAAAATCGTGCGTTTTACTAGATGCCCAATCTAATTTGTTACCATCCCAACTTTTAATAATAGGATTAATTAATTTAACACTCACATACTCATGGCGTGCCATTTGGTAAATTGTAATATAGTTAAAAAACGGATTTGTACTTGAGTTATCTAAGCCAAATGGTGTTGTGATATAATTACTGCTTTGCGTGGCATTTCTATTGTATGCACCGGTAGTTTTTGCACTGGTACTATCAGCATAATAGTAACTGTAGTAGTTTTGCCATAGCTGATTGATCAAACCCATGTTATCATCATAAAAAGATATTGCTAAATCTCCAGGTTTGTGATGATATTGTATTTGTTTTTTTCTATTATATTGATTAACTGTATCTATGCTAATTTCAAACTTTGGCAACGCTACACTTTTTGCCAGCATATTAATTTCATTGCCGTAACGTGTAACAATGTTAGCATTTTTTAATGCGGCTTTGTTAATATTAAAAGCCACATGATATTGAAAGTCTAATTTTGGAGCCAGTCTAAACTGTTGATCTGAGAATAGTCTAGCCGCATGTTGCCAGTCTCTCAGATTTATCTTAGGATCTGAATGAAGATTATTGTTAGATGTGAAGCTCATACATTATTTATCGAACAAATAAACTGCGTATATTATGGTTAGTCGTAAAAAAGCCCACTTACGTAGGCCTTTTTATTATGAACCGATTACGTTAACGCTCTTGTTAGTTTGTACTGAGTTAGCAGAACCGAATGTTCCACCAGTTGTCTGAACAGCGTTATCCATTTGAATAGTCAATTCAATTAACAAAGGTAATTGCTCTTTATAAGCAAGTGTACCATAGTTAACTTTCTGAATATAGCAACCGTATACTTCCCATGTTTCTAAAATGTTAGGAGTATTAGAACCGTTACCGCCGTCTAGCATTTCAATACGCATTGTAAACTTATAGTCACCAGCTGAAGTTGAACTTTGTTCGAAGAAGTCAAATTGTTTCTGCATTTGTTCGCCAACTAGTTTAGTAACTTGACCAGTTTGATCATCACGTATTTTCAAGCTACCTGATGCCCACTTAGGACGACCAGCATAGTGAATTGTTGAGTTGTAGACCATAATTGTTTGATCTTCAAATTCAACGCTAGGACGGAAAGCATCTGACACTTGCTTGGTCAACTCTGTGCGAGGAGTACTTACACCAAAGTTTTCAAGTGTCACACGGAATCTGTACTGTAACTTTGGCATTAACATGCCTTGGCTACTTGCGCTTTGGTCTGATGCTAATGGTACTGTAAAATTATTTAAGGCTGAAATTGCCATTATGTTCTCCTAATTATGATAGACCTAATGCTTTGATAGCACCAGTATTTTCTAAGCGTAGTGGAATATAAATGAATTCAACTGCTTTAACTGGTTCGATAGCTATGTCAACATAAAGTTCGTTTTGATCGATTCTACTTGGAGTATTGTTACTAGTGTCACAAACTACAATGTAGTCATACAATGCACGTTCTGCTGTTAATTCTAACATTAGTTTTTCAACTTGTTGTTTAATTTCATTACGTGTAATTGTATCGTTTGGTTCGAAAATAAATGGCTTAGCCAATTGATTCAACTGATAACGCAAGTAAACTACTAAACGTGCTACGTTAATTCTGTCTAATGAACTTGCCACTAGCTGACGTGTTTTTTGGCCATAAACAACTAAACCTGTGCCTGCAATATATGTAATTGGGTTTACATGTACTGCGGCTAGTGTATCACGTTGTCCTGTATTCAATGCTACAGTTGTGAATTCTCCAGTAACTGGATCTACATAACCAACTGAGCTAGCATTTGTTACGCCGCCACGACGTACACCAGCTGGTGCAAACCATGGATAAGAAACGTTATCGCTTAAAGCGATTGTACGCAACATGATGTGACTTGGAGGAACAACAATGTTATTACCATACAAGTCAGTTGTATAACCCCATGGATAGTAAACTGCTGTATATGGATCTGTAACAATTAGACCATTATCGCCGTCTACTGCGGCTTGGTTTACGTTATTACCCCAGTTGCTTAAACTTGTTGCATCGCTTGTTAAACGTGCTGGACTATCAGCAACAATAAATGCTGTTAAACCGTTGTCATTATTTAGAGCAACTAATTCGCTAACTGTTTCTAAATATCCTGGGCAACTTAACAAGTTGAAAATAACTGTGTCTGGTTGACGAATATTTTGATTTGCTTGGATAGTAGCGTTCAATGCTTTTAATACTACACTACGTTGTGCTTTACGTCCAAATTGTCCAACACCGTGAACATCGTTAGGACTTGCTGTTACCCAACGATCTGGTGCATAATATGTCATTGGCACATTGCCGTAGATTGTATTGTAGTTATTAGTGTTTACATAATTTGTAACATACTGTTTAACGTTAAATCCGCTACGACGTGTGTTCCATAGCAATGTTCCTTTTGGATACAATGCTGGGTTAGGACAGTCAAAGTCAACAAAGTTACTTGATAACAATGTTACAATACTAGCTTGTGCTACTGTACCTGTTTGTGTTGTTGCGGCACTTTCAATACCCCAACGTGCATCAGCAAACACAATACCTTGACTTGATGTGTGATCTTGATTGTTTACTAACACCCATGATTTTGTCAAATAATTGTATTTGTAAATCATTGGATATTGTTCTAGCAACTGTGGATCAATCCAAATATCACCGTTAGCTAGTGCTGTACCTGTACTTTGTGTAGTAGGTTGTGTACTAGAAATGATAGGACCGTTTGGATCTGTTGTTCCGCCACCAACTTGGTTTTGTGTATAATTCAAATAACCAACCCATGATGTACCATTATTAATCATAATGTCTGCATCTAAGTTAGTATCATACCACAACTGACCATTTACTGGAGTTGTTGTTAGTGCTGTTACGCTTGGTGTAGCAACTGCTGTACCATTTACAGTACTTGCCCATTGTGTAACAATGTAGCTACTAGCATTGCCTGTTGGATCTGTGTAGAAGTTTGCACTTGTACCAACTGTGAATAGTTTAGCTAATGGTGTGTTTTGTCCGTCAACTAAGCGTAGATCTCCACCAGCTTTGTGCGTAAATGTAATTGTATTTGTACTAGTGTTTAACGTAGCAGAAATATTTGTATCAGTTACTGCGGCACTAAATGCAGTTAATAATAATCCTGAATCAGTTGTAGCACCAGTAGCTGTCCATGTTACTGTAACTGGGCTAGTTAGTGTGTTTGAACCAATTTGACTTTCTGCGATAGTAAATGCATAAGTTTCGTTTGATGCAGTACCAGTAATTGTGTTACTTGCTGTACTAACACTTTGACTTACGCTAACTGTATAACTTGTAGCAGTTGTTGGAGCACCAGTAGCCGCTTGGTTAAGAGCGTATGTACCAGTTGATCCTGAACCACTAATTAGTGCATTAATATATGTGCCAGCTGTTACTGCACCACCGCTTAGTACTTGACCAACGTTTAGTGTACCAGTTACTGCTGTTACGTTCATAACTGCTAGAGTAAATGTTAAACCACTGATTGAACCAACAGTAGTTGTAATACCAGCGCCGCCCTTAGTTGCACTCAACTGAATTGCTGTGCTTGTTGGGCTACCAATAATATAGTATGTGCCTGGAGCAATGCCTTGGCTAGTTGTACCTGTTACAATAACTGGCATATTTGCCGCTAGTGTATATGTACTAAATGTGCTAATAGAAATATTACCACTTGTACTTGTTGTACTTGTAGCAGTTAATGTAGCACCAGTTGTAGCTGTAATAGCTGTTGCTGTATTGATTGTTTGAATTGTTGTACCAGATGTTACACCTGTACCACTCAATACCATGCCAGTTGCGTATGTACCAGTTACAGTACCAGTTGGTGTGAACACTGTACCTGAACCACTATTAGAACCGTTACCAATAATACCATAAGCACTGGCTGTAGCAGTTACAACTGCTGGGAATGTGCTTGATGTAATTGGACTTGTAGTGGTGTTAGTAGCACCAGTGCCAATACGCTCATAAATCTTAAAGTTAGCGTATGGAGTTGAAAACTCAGCATCATTGTATTTTACATAAACTGCACCAACTGCAATGTTAACACCACCGCCTGTTGGATCTAATGTAGCCATTGCTGTTTGATTATTAGCAAATACCTGTACTGGCTGTGTAATCCATGTGCTAGTTGCGGCATTGTATTTCTTGATAAAATAGTTTGCGCCACTGTTAATTGGAGTAGTCTTGATCCATACACTACCTGTTGGAGCACCATATACTGAAGTAACTGCACTTAGGCTGTTTGGATTTGGAACTGGTATAAAACTGTCATATGTTCCAAACAATGGAACTGTATAGTGTGGGCTGATTTGTAGTTGTGGTGGTAAGTATGTACCAACAACTAGTCCATATGTACCTGGAGCAGTGGTGCTAGCACCTGTTAGCGTTCCTGAACCAATAACAATGTTTACACCTGTTGAATAAATTTGAATTGTGCTGTTAACATAAGCCGCTGTAACACCGCTAATACTTGCGGCATTAATTAAACTAGCAACTTGTGATGGTGTGCTTGAACTTGCTGTAATTGTTGAACCGTTTAGTACAAATGTACCAGTGATACTAGCATTGCTAGCTACTGATAAACTGGTAAATGTTGGCCAGCTTTTAACCCAACTAGTTGTACCAACTTGTACCCAAGTACCTGCGGCTGTATCTGTTAGGCCTTTCTTGTACCATAATGAGTTTAGTGTTGTTGTTGCAACAATAGCATAATCACTAATTTGTCCATAACTTGCTAATGGAGTTGTACCGCTTACTAGACTTGAATTTGTAATAACTGATAAATTTGCGGCTGTTTGTTGATTTGTAAATGTTTGGCCAGCTGTTGTTCCGCTTGTTGAACTAGCGGCACCACCGTTCCATTGGAATACACCAAAGTTAGTGTCAGCAAGGTCAAACCAATATGTACCGTCTGCTGGAGGACTTGTTGGAGCGGCTGTACTACCTACTAACTGGCTTGTATCTAAGTTAGCACGTACAACGTATGCACGATTGCTCACACCTAAGAAGCTATAAGCGGCTTGTAAACCATATTCGTTTAATTCGCCAGCATTGATAGGATTGTTTTCTGCATCTGTTTGGAAGTATGGTACACCAAATGTTGCGCCTAAGTCTGCTTGACTTGTTAGTAGGTATACTGTTCCAGCATTTGCCGCTAGTGTTCCTGGAGCGATTCCAGTTCCAGCTGAATTCATTTTGTTTGCTTGACTAGCAACAATAATTAGGGGTACGGTGCCAGGAGCTGCCGGTGTGTAGAAACTTTCATCTACTACTGTTACGCTTACGCCTGGTGAACTTAATTGAGCCATTGTATTATCTCCATGAGTACATGTTCTTCATGTATTTAGTGGTTTTGGACAAAAGATAGCAGATATAAGCCACCGAAACTTGTGGAAAAGGCTTGGAAAGGCATAAATATTTTTACAAAGGTCTTAAAAGGTATGCATCCAGATTTAATAAAAAACAAATATACAAAGTGGTATAGCTTATTGATTACCAATTGTAAAATGCGTGTTAAACCATCCATATACACTGAGTCTCATCATATTCTGCCTAGAAGCTTAGGAGGAACAAATGAACCTGATAATTTAGTTTACTTAACAGCAAGAGAACATTTTGTAGCCCATCTTCTTTTATCTAAAATGTATGCTGGAAATAGTGGAATAAAAATGGCGCAAGCTATTGGCGCCATGTCGATGCAAAAACTAGATGGAAAACGAACTAAATTAAATTCTAAAAAATACGCTCTTGCAAAATCATTAATTAATAAAATATATCAAAAAGCAGGAAAAGAATATCAAAAAGAAAAAACTATTCAAGACGAAATACTATCAGAACATACTGACCTAGACAAAGTATTTGATCGAGGAACATGTAAAATATGCGGAATTCGACCAAAAACTGTCAATTATATTAAAGAAGGGAAGACGTTTTATAGATCTACTTGTAGTGTTTGTAAACACGGAAAAGACAACCCTGTTATGCCCGAGTGGATGTTTCAAGGATATAAAAAATTAACAACTTGTGAAATATGTAATTTTAAATCAAAATTTACCGAACAGCTTCTTGTAATTAAAGAAAGCAAAAAATATAAAACAATTTGTTTAAATTGCCAAGTAGCTATTAAGCTCATGCCGCCGAAGTTAAAGCCTGATTTTTAAATTCTTCCGGATCTATAATAGCTTGTACTTTGGCATACAAGTCATCAATGCTGTCATCGTTAGTTAACACATGGTCAAATTTAGTGCCAACCCAAGCTGTTTCTGACGCATGAATCTTTAGCTTATCCATACGAGTTTTAGCCAGCATCCAATTCATACAATGTTCACCTGCGTTCATATCTGCGGCATCTCTGTACCACTCAGGTTCTGGGCCGCGGACTACGCGAATTACCATGCCGCCTGCTTGTTTAATGCTTTTGATTTCATTAGGAAAACGACAATCGCTAATAACAATATTATCCTTGCTGTTTAATAGCTTGTGCTCTAGGCTTGCGATCCAAATATCATCGTGGAATCCTTTACGACAAACTTCTGTACCCCAATATTGTAAGATCCAACGTGGAGTAAGATTAGGCATATCTAAACGTTCTGCCCACCATGGATCGACTCTTTCTCGCCATTCACGGGCTTCTTTAGTTCGCCCTTCTAGCATAACTCTATCCCATCCAAACACTTGGGCAATTGCATCTTTTAATGAATTGGCAAATGATTCTCGTCTAAAACCATGAAAATTTGTCAAGTAGTCGGCAATAGTATCTTTGCCTGAGCCAATAAAACCGCAGATGCCAATAATCATAAGTGTCCCCTAATTTAATATTAGTATATAACACTTTTATTACAAGGTCAAGAAATTAGTTGTTCGAACCTTTAATTACGGTAAAGTTGAAAACTGGGCTATCTGATGTTGTGCCGCCAGTTGTGTAGAATGTAATATTAAAAGTACCAGAAGTTATGGCTGTTACAAATGCCAAATAAGTGTTAGTAGAACTGCTACAGTTTACAATTACGGTATCTACCGCGGCTACTGTTGAATTCGTTACTGTAAATGTTGTAGGAGAAGCACTGCCTGCCGCGGCAAATAAAGTAATCTGACCTGTTAATTTATTAATTGTAACACCATTAGTTCTGATACTGGTTTGAGTTACTGCACCACCTGAACTAGAACCTGTTGGATAGCCCAGGCTAGTTGAATAAACAACTTCATAAGTACCAGAATTATAATAAACAAATCCAGCTTGGGGAGTTGTGCTTCTGATAGGGTTAACATAAAAACTGCTAGCCTGTGCGTTGACACCGTTAACAGCACTACCACTAGCATTTAAAATAATTGTATTTGCGGCTTGGTTGGTTTGTCCTGCATAAGCGCCAATGGCAACGGCATTAGTACCTTGTCCACTGTTACCAGCTTGCTGACCAATAGCAATTTTACTAGCAGAAATTAATGATACACTAATTGTACTGCCGTTAATTGCAATGGTAGTTCCGTCAACAGTAACACCGCCCAATTGACCTGTTGTAGCTGTTGCTAGTCCTATAGTTCCTGACGAATTTGTCAGACCGCTTGTACCTACTGCTGGAACAATTACTTCACCGAGTGTGCTAGTTGTTGCGGCTGGACGGACTGCACTAATAGTTCCGCCGCTGATAGTAACAGTAGATCCGTCAACTTTAACACCGCCTAGTGTACTTTGGCTAGCAGTTGGTAAGGTGTAAACTGTCGCACTGATTGTTCCGTCGCCGGCAATACTAATACCAGTACCAATTTTAACACCACCTAACTGTGTTCCGCTGGCTTGTGCTAGAACAATACTACCTGCTGTGTTTACCAATCCGCTGACTGCGGCACTTTGAACAATAACACCGCCTAGTGTACTAGCAGTACTAGCTGGTAATGTATAACTGTAGGTTGCAGTTAATACACCGTTTGAGTTTGTGATACTTGTATTGTCTGCTCTGACTAATCCTAACACACTGGTTGTTGCGGTTGGTACACTAATTGAACCTCCGCTAATAGTAATAGTTGTACCATCAACTTTAACTAGACCTAACGAACTTGAAGTAGCTGTTGGAACACTAATTGCACCAGCGGAATTAGTAATAGTTGTACCGTCTGGCTTTACCCCGCCTAATATACTAGATGTAGCAGTTGGCAAAACATATTGAATTTGACTGCTACCATTAATTGTAATGGTGCTATTGTCAATTAGCACACCGCCTAATTGTGTAGAGCTTGCACTGGCAATACTGATTGTACCGGTATTGTTAACAATACCACTAGTGCTAGTTGCTGGAATTATTACACCACCTAATGCAAGTGTAGTTGCCGCCGGAATTGTTGTAGGAATGGTAATGTTTGTACTACCATCAAATGCAGTTCCATTAATAGTTCTAGGAGTTGCAAGTTTAGTTGCAGTTGCGGCAGTACCAGTTAAAACATAATTTTGTATTTGACTTAAAGTTGCTTGCTCACTAGTTAGTGTGCCACTTACGTTAACTACTATAGCTGTGATTTCTGAGCCAGTCAATGATCCGTTAAAACTGGTTAAGTCTGTAAACTTAGTCATAGTTATCCAGTTATAAAGTAATAGCCAGTACCACCAGCAACTAGAGTTTCTAACTCTTTATCTAATTTTTCAATTTCTTTGTCAGCGGCTGTTAATAACGCTGTACCATTTAGTTGCATACCACCTGATCCTGGACCTGCAATGCTGGCAAATTTACTACGTGCTTCGCCCAACATCATTTTAGCAGTGGCTAAGGTATAGTCTTTCAACCATTGTTTAGCATACACGTCTTGTAACAACACCCAATCAGGACGGAAATTATAACTTTGTATTAAAATCTGTTCACCTTGTGCAAACGGACGTTGTAAAATATCTAACAAGTGACTAGTTGGTTTCCATAAAAATTCAATATAACTACCAAACATACGGCCAACTAATTTTTGATAACCAGCAAATGCATCATAAGTTGCTAGGCCGCCCATCATTGATCCTGACATCAAATAGGTATTTGTATATGCCAAGTTAAAGGGTTCAAACAAAGTACCACCAGCACCGATACCGCTACGAGACCCGATAGCACGACGAAAGACTTGACGTACTGTGATAACTTCATCAGGCAATCTGTATTCATTTTGATCCTGTATTAATTCTAAGAACAAATAGCTTTCTTCTACAGCGTTAGGACTGCGTTGTCTAAAACGATTTAACGCACGATCTAATGCCATTTCATAGTGTTCAGGGTCTAATTCCACTTCAATCATGCCATCGCCCAGCATTTTACGTACATAATCAAATACTTTATTTCGCTCGGTTGTGGAATTAGTTTGCGTACTTGGTGCTAAATCATCCATTATTTTGTTCTCCTAGTATATTTAGCTGGCGATAAATATCATTATGCCACGCTTATCATTATATAAATCAGAAAAAGG